TGGTATCAGAGCTTAGGATGTCTGGCTAAATTACTGTGTCTAGATTTAGGGAAAGAGGGGCGTTGTGTTTGAATTATTATGTCATTTCAGTTTACTCTATTTTCATGTTTAGACATTAAGTATTAGTTTTAACTGTTAATCCAAGAACTACACCAGGGAAAACCATAGACTATAAAAGACGTAACCCATAAGAAGTACCTAGAAGGGAAAATTGGGGAGAAGGTGAATAGTATAAGGATCAGTACCTGAGTCTTAGAGGTTGGGAAACACAGTTAAACTTTTGTTTATGTCTGATCGTTGGGAAAAGAGTATTCAGGAGTGGTATGAAAAGTCACATACAGCTAACCTTGAGTACCTAGATCTAGCCGCGTCTTCTAAAGTGAGTACAAACCAATTAGCACATAACCTTTCAGTTATTTTTGATAGAGTCAGTTTAGGAAACCGTGTTCAGATTAAAAATCTTAAGCAAATCCAGGAGTCAGTTTTAGATCTTGACAGAAAAGTGTCTTCATTAGAGTCTAAGATCCAGAAACTTGCAAAACAGTTCAAAGAAAACAAACCTCTTTCTGAGTCAGAGGTAAGGCATCTCGTCTCCGAGATTGCTAAACAACCAAAAATTGTTGAGGAACAAGCTTTACTGATTTCACAAAAGCTTGAAGAGAAACTAGAGCGAGTGGAAAGTCTTTTACTTAAGCTTGACCACTGGGTTGGAACTGAATGAATAGCAGGGCTTATCAACAAGCCTTGATTGAAGCAGAAAAGGTTGATCCACCAGCTGTAGGTATTACCACATCTACAGGAACTTCTGCCTCGCAGGGGTTTAAGACAATCATCAAGCAGAATAACGTCCAGCTTTTATTATTAGCACAGATCGCTGACAGATTGGAAGAGTTAGCAGCTGATCAGAAGAAAGCTCGACAGGAGAAGGCTAAGGAGGTCTCTGTACCAGAAGATCTCATCAGCAAACTTCAAAGTTTGTCCATAAAGGAGCCAGGGGAAGGATCAAAGCCAAAGAGAGAAGGAAAAGGAATCTTGTACGGGTTTAAAGATCCCTATAAGATACTTGCTGAGGAAAAGGCAAAGCTGCGAAAATGAGCAGAACACAGACGGTCCAGGAGAACCCAAGCGTAACTGACGGGAGGGGAAGACAGAGGGACAATACCCCTTTGTTTGAGGACCAAGTTCGTGACTATAGGCAGAACCAAAGGAGGTTGTTCAACCTACAACGAGCAACAAGGAGACTAAGAGGATCGGTGACTGGAAGAAGGTATCAGGACACCCTGGAACAAGAAGTGGATCCTCAGGCAGCCTTAAGACTGTCCATGCAAGAAAGAGCCAGACTAGTCCCAGCAGAAGTACTGTATAGATCCAGGAGAGATACGGTACACCATCGTGTTTACACACACAGATCTGAAGAATCCATCCTCTGCACTGATGGAAATCAAATTGACAGGACTTTCATCCAGCCAGAAAGTCTAGAAAGGTTACAGAGATCAGGTATGGCCTTCATACACATAGGCATACTACAAGTCAGAATTCAGATCCTACACAGACAAGAGGAAGGAACTATGGCGCTTGTTGTCTTCAGAGACAATAGGTGGGAAGGTGATCAGTCAATCTTTGCCACAATGGAGGTTGACTTGACACATGGCAGCCAATTAGTGTTCGTAATACCGGACACCATGATGACAATTGGTGACTTTGCCAGGAACGTACAGCTGTCAATCCTAACAAGGGGATATCAAAACTGGCAGAACGGGGAAGCCAACCTGCTGATAACAAGGAGCATGACAGGCAGACTATCCAATACTCCTAATGTAGCGTTCGCTTATCAGATTTCGGATGTTACAGACTATCTTGCAAGTCACGGAGTAAAAGCAATTGCTGGAAAGAAGTATGACCTAAGAGGGCTTCAAGGCCAACAATGGGTTTTAAGGCCTCCAAGGGCTAATATAACCCCCATGCAGCCAAATGCAGTAGAAACAAGGAATCTTGTGGATGGCAGTATTTCACTAAGGTTCCACAATTATGAAGCTGCACCAACTACATCCAGACCAACCTACAATGAACATGATGAGGAAGTTGAATCAGAAGAAGAATCTGAGTTAAGGGAGCACATTGTAGCAGCCTGGGTAGGACCAGAAGAATTCCCGGACAACACCGGAAGAATTAAAGTTTGGGAGGAATCCTGTAATGGTAATGGAAGGTTCTACAGGTATTACACAGCCCCACCTGTGTACACAGGTGAAGTTATTGCCACAGGATGGGATGATGATGAAACTCCCCCAAAATGGGATGAGTGCCCAGATGAAAAGTCAGATCACGAAGGCAGTAATGAAGATGACGATGATGATCCCAACACCTACATGCTAAGGCTACAACTAGAGGAGGAAAGTTGGAGAGAGATTGAGACTGAGGTCAGAAATGAGATCATTGCTGGAGGAAAAGAAGAGCTGGAATATCCAACCAGAGGACCCACAACAGAGGTAGTTCTCTCCTCGGAAGTGGTTGACTATAATCCACCAGCAGATACACTAATGACACCTGTAGGCTATCCACCAGCCTCTATTGCAGGACCATCCAATAGACCTGCAAGACCTCCACTGTTTGAGGGATACTCACCTCAAGTACCTAAATTCAAAGCAGAAAAATACTCAGAATGGTGGCAGCTACCATCATCACAAGGTACCACAGGAGCCATGTTCGTGATGCCAAGACAAATTGGGATGTTCCACGACGTGTTCTCACGATGGGAATCAATCACGAAGAATTATGTAGCAGCTCAAGGCTTTACAGACACAACCGAGAAAGCCGAATTTATTGAAAATCTCCTTGGAGAAACAGAGAAGCTGACATGGATACAATGGCGGATGAATTATGCACAGGAGTATCAGCAGCTGCTTACGCAATCTGATGGCAGACAAGGGACCCAGAATATTCTGTCTCAGATGAAGAGAGTATTCTCCTTGGAAGACCCAGCATCCGGGTCAACCAGAGTCCAAGACGATGCTTACAGAGATCTGGAGAGACTATCATGCAACAATATTAAGGACATTATACAGTTCTTAAATGATTACGGCCGTCTAGCTGCCAAATCAGGAAGGATGTTCGTTGGGACAGAGCTCAGTGAAAAACTGTGGCTTAAAATGCCACCAGAGCTTGGAACAAGGATGCGTGAGGCTTTCCATGCAACGTACGCAGGAAATGAAGTCGGAGTATTCCCACGAATACTGTTCGCGTACAAATACTTGGAGCAAGAATGCAAAGATGCGGCCTTTAAAAGGAGTCTAAAATCCCTTTCATTCTGTAGGGATATACCTATTACGGGGTATTATGACAAAACCCGAAAATACGGTATAAGAAAATCAAAATCATACAAAGGGAAGCCGCATGAAACACATGCTCGCATTGAAAAGAGGAAGCATTTGGTCAGAAACAAACGATGTAAATGCTATCTCTGTGGTGAAGAAGGGCATTTTGCGCGGGAATGTCCAAATTCAAAAAGAGATGTTAGACGCGTGGCAATCTTCGAAGGAGTAGATATTCCCGAGGATTATGATATTATCTCTGTAGATGAAGGTGAGCCTGAATCAGATGCTATTTACAGTATCTCGGAAAATGAGAACAATGACTTGGCAGAAGAAGAGTGGCCAGTCGAAAGGGCTTACATGTTCAGAGAAGTTGACCAGACCTACTGGTTAGGTAAGAAAAATCATTGGACAGCAATGGTAAAAGTAACAGCTCAGCAGTACAACTGCATGCATCACTGGGAGCATAATCAGGAGATAAAAGAGACAGCTTATTTAAAATGCTATTTCTGTAAACAACAGACGATGCAGAGGAGCAGAATCCACTGTCCAAGGTGTACACTCACAGCTTGTTTCATGTGTGCACCAATATACTGCAATACTACAGTCCAAAAAACAGAGAGGTCAGCCATACCCTACAATCCACATGCTTTACTACAAGAACAACAGGGTTATATCCAATGGCTTGAAGCCGAAAATAAGCGGCTTGCAGAGACTGTGCAGAATTACCAGAAGCAGATTGCAGACTTGAAGTTGACAATGGAGCTTGAAGCTTCCAGACAGGAGCTTGAGCAGACAGCTCCCAAACCACATGGCAAAGGTATCAGTATCACAGATGAAACAATTGCATACCTTGAAGAAGATGTCAAAATCACTGGCCATGGACATGAACAGGTAGCTAAACCTGTTAGGGGCAATATGTTATACAACATGGATGTCATCCTTAACATTCCAGATGTTGGAAGATCAATCAAAGTCAAGGCAATCCTTGATACTGGAGCAACCACATGCTGCATCAACATTGACTCAGTGCCAAAGTCAGCAATTGAACAGAACACATTCCTTGTCCACTTCAAAGGAATTAACTCATCCCAGACGGTTGATAAAAAGTTAAAGTTTGGGAAAATGCTGATCAGCGGTCATCATTTCCGTATACCCTACTGCTATGCATTCCCCCTAAAACTGGGAGATGGCATTGAGATGATACTCGGATGTAACTTCATTCGAGGTATGTACGGTGGACTACGAATTGAAGGGACAACGGTGACATTTTACAAAAATGTTACCACTATTCAGACACGCCTTGCAGCACCAGCTGTGTACACAGACTGGGAAGGTGGTGGGGATAATAGTCAAAGTCAAATTCAAAATTGGTGGGAAGAAGAAGATGAACCGGTTGATTTAGAAACCCATCAGCAGATAATGCTACTTGGAGCAATACCGGCCCATCCAATTACAGATCCAAAATTGGGTAAACTCTTAGCCCAATTAAAAGAACAGGGGTATATAGGGGAAAACCCTATGCAGCACTGGGCTCAGAACAAAGTAGTCTGTAAGCTGGAAATCAAAAATCCAGACTTAATCATTGAAGACAGGCCCATCAAGCACTTAACCCCAGCAATGGAGCAACAGTTCCAAAAGCACATAAAGGCCCTACTCGACATTGGAGTCATCAGGCCTAGTAAATCAAGGCACAGAACGACAGCCTTCATAGTACAGTCAGGTACTACTATTGATCAAGAAACAAAACAGGTCATACATGGGAAGGAGAGAATGGTATTCAACTACAAAAGATTGAACGACAATACGGAAAAAGACCAGTATTCCCTTCCAGGAATCCAAACTATACTCAAGAAAATTGGCAACAAACAGGTTTTCAGTAAGTTTGATCTGAAATCCGGGTTTCATCAAGTTGCTATGGCAGAAGAGTCCATCCCCTGGACTGCCTTTTGGGTTCCACAAGGCCTATATGAATGGCTTGTTATGCCATTTGGGCTTAAGAATGCACCAGCAATCTTCCAAAGAAAAATGGATCAGTGCTTTAAGGGAACAGAAGATTTCATCGCAGTCTACATCGATGATATCTTGGTCTTCAGCAACAACATGGCAGATCACATTAAACATGTCCAAACTATGCTCCGAATCTGCCAAGAGCATGGCCTAGTACTCAGCCAGTCCAAAATGAAGCTGGCCCAGGAGGAAATGGAATTTCTAGGAACTACCATTGGACGTGGCAAGATGAGACTCCAGCCCCACATCATCAAGAAGCTGATCAATTACAGCGATAGTGAGCTGGAAACCACTAAAGGGTTAAGATCCTTCCTTGGCATTCTCAATTATGCCAGGATCTATATCCCTAATCTCGGAAGAAAGCTAAGTCCACTTTATGCCAAAACCAGCCCCACTGGAGAAAGACGTTTCAACAAGCAAGACTGGCAAGTGATAAAGGAAATAAAAGCAATGGTCCAGGCTCTGCCAGACCTCAGTATCCCGCCAGCTCAAAGTTGCATTATTGTTGAAAGTGACGGCTGTATGGAAGGATGGGGAGCCATCTGTAAGTGGAAAACAGCTAAGGAGGACCCACGAAGCACTGAGAAGATTTGTGCTTATGCAAGTGGCAAGTTCGGCATAGTGAAATCCACAATTGATGCCGAAATTCACGCAATAATTAAAGCCTTGGAATCTTTCAAGATATTCTATCTTGATAAAAAGAGGCTTATCGTAAGGACAGACTGTCAGGCCATTGTAACTTTCTACAATAAGTCTGTCGGCCACAAACCAAGTAGGGTCAGGTGGATCACCTTCTCGGATTATATAACCGGGATCGGGATCGAAGTTATCATAGAACACATAGACGGCAAAGACAACCAGATAGCAGATACCCTTAGCCGCCTAGTTCATACAACATGGAGCCAGCACCAGAAGCTCGAAGAGGAAGACGAAGTGCAGGAGAAATCCCAGCTACTCAGCTATGCGGAGCTGACTATCCCTATAGCCTCGCATATGACGGATTACTTCAGATCCAGCATAACGCCTTCGCAGCAACAGGAATCAGGTATGACACATACCAAACAGCAACAGCACAGCTTCACAGAATCGAGGAAGAAGCAGCCAAAAGGGCCGTTCATGCCCTCAGAGACCTTCAAGGGATACTTCGCTTCAAAAGAAGTCACCTTGAATCCATGGCGACCAGAGACAACTACGCCAGTGACAGACTGCCAGCTGCCCTCGAAGACAGCCAAAAGGGCCGTTCATGCCCTCAGAGACCTTCAAGGGATACTTCGCTTCAAAAGAAGTCACCTTGAATCCATGGCGACCAGAGACAACTACGCCAGTGACAGACTGCCAGCTGCCCTCGAAGACTCACAGTCCTTTGATGACGCAGTCCGCACTATCGAACGAATAATTGAGCGGGCAGTGCAACCGTGAGTCAGCAAAAGCGTGTGGACCCAATAATCCAAAAATCAATAAGGTATCCACTTAGTAGTGGAACAAGTGCCAGCGCACATGTCTGGTTACCTTAATGATTAAAGTGTGTCGGGCACTTTGCCCATGTGTGCTTTTTCTTTTGAACTGTATTCCCTTATCTAGAGTAAGTGAATAATTGACGATGGGGCCCAATGAGCACCCGAATTATTCTTCTTACAATCTATATAAGGAGGATTTGTAATGCTTAGCTATTCAGACTCGAAAATATCGGAACTGAACTCTAAGCCTGTAAGCAAGTCATCTGTAAGTTCTTTGTGTGTTTTCTTTCTCTGTCTAATAAAAAGTCTACCAGTATTATTTAGCATTTAATTGAGTAATAATCTCTACTTTGTGTTTATGATTGTTATTCACCTGGGTTAAATAGGCGGAATAAAAT